TTCGAAGTCTTCTATCATTTCTGGCGTCAATGCGTATCTGTGGTCGATAAAGTCATAGATTTGTCTGCACTCTCGGGCTGTTAAATTCCTTCTCCTAGCACCATTCCCGGCACGATACATCGGGTTGTAGATCGATTCAACAAAGGAGTTTTGGTTCAACTCACCGGGCTGAGAAAGAGTGGAAGCCTTCCTCGCACGCAGGAGCAGTCTGACAAACGCACCAATAAGAGGCGCATTTAAAGGGATCAAAATCAAACTATGAGCAATCTCCAATGCTAAAGCGTCTTGTGCAGAACTCAAGCCACCTGGATAAAGTTTCACTGGATTCGTCCGAACTTTTCCCAATTTATACCAAACCATTCCCGGAAGAGGGAAGCCCAACACAGGCTGGACTCCATCAACTGGTTCACAGTCGGCAAAAATGAAAAAAAGTCTTCAAAAAGGTGAAACCCATCGGATAGGCGCTCAAATCCCTGGTCTTTAATTGAAAACCACACAATGCAGCATTCTCCGATGGCCTCTTTCCCGTGAGTAGGCCAGAAATAGAATTACACACATTCAGAATCCCGTTACCCCAAGTCGTGGTGGCTTGCCCAGTCGCCTGCATAAAGGTTCCTGGTTCCTTCTCAAAAGAGACGGTGAAGCCATCCTTGAACTTGGTTTTAACGATCATCTTCCTAGCGTGATATTCCACTTCATACACCTGCTCCGGTACACGAGCCGCATCGAGTAAAATCTGCAAAGCTGCTAAGACTTGTCTACTTTGGGTTGAATCGTACTTAGAGAAATCTCCTTCCACCGTTCCCCAAGGGGTGTGAAACATAACAGAGTCGTCACCAGCGATAAAAAGGGTCACAATATTATCTCTGGCTAAAGCGTCTGCAACATCCAATTCCAACTTCGGCATGGTATGGCTAGAAGCAAAAATCACACGGAACAAAATCGTAGCGCCGTTATCACAATACAGCAGCTGGACATTGTCAATAGATAATTGTCTCTTCGTCATTTCAGTTAACGCACGAACGTAAGGTAAAACGCTCGCGGTCCACTCCAAAGGAGGTGTGGCGATAGCTCTGGGAAAGGGATTCCAGATCGTCTCGTCCAATTTAGGATGGCATCCACCGTAATCGACTAGTTTATTCATTCCTTTTTCCTGTTCGGTCACGTATTCGATCATCACTTTTTGTCTCAACCGGGGCATGTTTGAAATAGCTTCACGGAAAGTCGGGAGATCATCGATCGGAACGAACCAACGGGTCAACTGTCGGGCCGCGCGGGACAACAAGCTCTCTGCCAATTCAAAATCGAATTTCTCATCATGGGGACGACGAGAAAAACGGTAAAGCATGGCAGTGTAACGATTTACAGGATGAGCTGCTATTCCGTACATAACGCGCGACGGTATCACCAAAGGGTAGTAACAATCTTCCGGTCTCACCGGTTTGTACATCATGGCGCGCACGGGTTCAGGAATAGTTTTCCCAACGATAATTTGACCATTAACTTTAAGAATGCCATACTCAGATG